GATTTCGAGCTCATGCCGCAATTCATCAAAGAGTGCGCCGCCTGCTTCTCGTATCTATACGCTCTCGATAATAGAAACACCGCCGCACTGTACTTTGATGATGATAAGGACAAGGTCTGGTCATTGCGCGCCGAGCTAGAAGAAGTCAAATGGCACATCGAGGAGCTGCAAAGCGACCTCGACGAAGAGTACGACCAACAAGCCTACCTAGAACGCGAGTTACAAGCCGCCGTAAAAGCAGAAAGGGAAGGAGGTGTAAAATGACTACCCCCGCTCTTATTGATCCGCCCGCGCCCCCGGCCGATATATCTGCGCGCATGCTCCAAGAACTCGTAAGCGACTGCTATTTAGCCCAAATCGCGCAGTCTCGCATTGATTATATTGATGAGCATAAGGAAGGCCTCATTACCACCCCCTTTGAGTATGAAGACGGCTCGCATATAGAAGTCGAAGTCTCTATGGGGGCTGCGGCGGGTGTCGTGCGCCTCTGCGACCTAGATGCGGTAAATGCCTCTTTGGGCGGGCTCTACGGCCTGTATGCTGCCGAGTATGTGGACTGCCTAAAGTATCGTATACAAGCCCTCTGCGCGCCCGAAGGAGTCGTATTAGATAGCGTCGAAGGCCTCGTATTATACGCCCGCCCCGGGCAGTATGTAGACGCCCTGCACCGCTTTATAACGACCCTCGTGCGAGTCGATGGCCTATTTCGTGTGTTTAAAAGCGAGCGAGCTCTAAGCGCAAAAGGAGCTGCCAAATGACGCCCCTGCTCCTCCTCTTGGGCTGCGCCTGTGCCTACTGCGGCCTATTTAATGTGCGCAGCTCTCGCACTTGGGAGCGGGCCTTGCGCTGTGGCTGTGCTTGTGCAGGCGGGGGCAGTGTCGCCGCGTGGGCCATGATCCCGACCCTGTGCCTGGGGCCTGCGCTCGGCAACTTTTTTCCGCCGCCGCAGCGGCCCGCGAAAGGAGGCTTGTGCTAATGGCGACGCATCGCCCCCCCTCGCTCTTTGGGGGCTCGCGCCGCGAGCCTGTCAAAAGCCCGCGCCCGCGCGACGCAGCGGGCGCACTTTTACCCCCGCTTGAGAGCCGCCGCGACTCTGCCAGTAAGCGCGGCTACGGCCACCGCTGGGCACAGTGCCGCAAGCGCATCCTCGCGCAAAACCCGCTGTGCGCCTCGTGCCTGAAAAAGGGACTGTACGTGCCCGCCACCCTCGTCGACCACATCGAGCCGGTGCAAAGCTGCGCCGACCCGAAGTTTTACGCCCTGTTCAACCTGCAACCCCTATGCCGCGCCTGCCATGCGAAGAAGACTTGGGGCGACACGCGTGCGGGCAAAAACCGCAGTGCAGTGCCTAAGCCCGCCTCCCCCCCCTCCGCCCCCCCTATTACTATTTCCTATGCCTAATCACGACTACTGCCCTGCTCCCGTACCCCAGCGGGGGGGGGGGCGCTTCGGAAAGGCTGGGGCGAGTCATTCCTTGGGCCATGATGCCACCCAAGTGCGGCAAACTCCCCCGCTTCGCAACCCTTAACCGCGCCTACGCCTAACTCATCATGGGAGCCCGAGGACCCCTACCGCGCAGTGCCAGCGGCCAAGGCGAGCTTACGCTTATGGCGATGGATGGTAGCCCCATCACGCCGCTGCCCCTGCCGCCCCTGCCCGAGCCCGCCTCGTGGCTTGGCGAGGTGGCTAAGGCGGAGTATGCCCGCGTGGCGGAAATGCTCGGCGAGCGGCTCACTAGTGCCGACTACGGGCTCCTATGCACCTATGCCCAAGCCTACGAAGAAATCGCCCTACATAGTGCCGAGTTGCCCAAGGAGGGCTACTACTTCCCGGGTCAACGCGGCGCGGTCGCAAACCCGCGCCTGCGCGCCCTAGAGACTGCTCGCAAGACCCTCATGGACTGTGCAAACGCCCTAGGGCTTACCCCCGCCAGCCGCAGCCGCATCGCCAGCATACGCCCCTCGGGCACCGTGGGGCCTGGCTCTGGCGCCCCCTCTATTGGTGCGCTCCCGCTCCCCAACCTGCTTCTTGAGGGCGAGTGGAGCAGTGGCTTAGGCCTCCAAATCGACAGTGCTTAAGCCCCCGCCGTGCCGCCCTCTCTCTCTCTCTCTCTCTCTCTTGCCTTATGCGTAAAGAAACGGACCGCTTCCTTAGCCCCAAGGAGCTCTCGCTAGCCTTCGAGCGAGTCGGCGTGTGCACGCTTCCGCCAAAGTACTGCCGCCTGCTCGTGCGCGCCATCCGCGAGGACTGGGGGGCAGGCTCGGGTATCCTCCACGGCACGCACATCCGCCTCTCGGTCGCCTACGGCTGGCTCTTAACTCACCCCGACTGGCGGCCCCGCCGCCGTAAAAAGTAGGCCGCTGCCGCAGCACTCGCGGCCCTTGCCCCTTACCTGTAATTTACCCTAGCCTGCATGCGTCTTGCTCCCTCCCTATGCTCCCCTTCTTTGTTATGACGTTCTCCCCTCTCCGCGCCCCCCTGCTTGTTTACCTCGGCCTTGTGGGGCTTTGCCTAGGCTGTAGTGGCTGTGCGACTGCGGCTAGGAACTTCGCCGAAGCTGCGAGAAACGGCCCCGACCGCAGTGCTGCCCGCGCACACCGTGGCACTGCTTTTAGCCCCCGCTTTGGGGCCGACGGCTCCTACACTGGCTACACTCAGAAAGTCGGCAAGTACAGCTTCCAGCACCTGCCTGATGGCACGATAATCGGGGTAGTAGAGGAGCTGCCCCCCCTGAAGTGGGAAGACCACTACGACCCCCAAGGCCGCCTTGTAAAAAAGACGCTCGCGCGCTACGTGCATCGAGAGGGCGTGGCCCGTGGCACCACCGAACCGGCGAGTTCCATCCACTACCACTACAGCGCGCTGGGCGAACTGCTCGGCACTACCACCCTTATTCATAAAGAAGAAGGCTACGACCTTGCCGTGCATCGCGATGCGCGCGCCCGGCCCTTGCCCCCCTACGCGCCGCTGCCCTGGCTGCCGCCGCCAAGATAACCACTCGAGCACTAATAAGCCCCTGTCTCTCCCCGTGAAAAGCCGCCCCCGCGCGAAAAAGACCCTGCCCGCATGGTGTCTTGGCCCGGCCGAGTTTGCCCTGCTTGCTGAGGGCGACCCCGCCCGCCCCTTCGCCCGGATGCTCCTCGAAAAGCCCGCCGAGCATTGTAGGTGGGTACATCTGGCCGTGCGCCGCCACTGCATGGATTTAAAGCACGCGGCCGCTGCGCCCGATAAATTCCCCTATGTCTACGCGCGCGAGCTGGCGACTCGCCCCATCCGCTTCGCGGCCCAGTTTCGCATCTACAGCGGGGCCGACTACGGTAAGCCCCTCCATCTGCTGCCCTGGCAGCAATTCGTCGTCTCCCAAGTGTACGGCTGGCGGCACCGCGCCGCGCCGCCGCCGCTACACCTACGCCTACATCGAAGTGCCGCGCAAAAACGGCAAGACCGGCCTGCTCGCCCCGCTGGGGCTCTATCACCTATGCTTTACGCCCGCGCGCAGTTCTACTCTGTGGCGACCAAGGAGGACCAAGCAAAGCTAGTCTGGAAAGACGCCATCCGGCTGCTTAAGACTAGCCCCCGCGTCGCGGCCCTGTTTCGCGTGCGCACCCGCCACCTTGCCCACGGCCCCAGTGGCAGCGAGTGGGCCCCCCTAGGCAGTGACAGCCGCTCCCAAGACGGCCTGCGCCCCGATGTGGCCATAATGGATGAGCTGCACGCGTGGCGCGATCGCGAGCTATGGGATGTTATCAGCTCCGCCTTCGGGGCTGCCTACTCGCCCCTACTCTTCCAAATCACCACTGCGGGCACGGATATTTCCGGCATCTGCCGCGAGCAACAAGGCCGCGTGCTGGATGTGTTAAAAGCCCTCGAGCGCGGCAAATACACCGGGCTAAAAGCCGACCAAGCCACCTACTTCGGCTGCGTCTGGACAGTCGATAAAACCGACAAGTGGGACGACCCGCGAAGCTGGGCCAAGGCCAACCCCTCCCTAGGCACCGTAAAAAGCCTAGAGAACATGGAGCAACTGGCCGCCACGGCCAAGAAAAGCAGTGGCTCGCGCCGCGAGTTTTTACTCAAACACCTCAACCAGTGGCAGAGCGGCGGCGATGAGCCCCGCTGGCTCGATCCCCTCCAGTGGGCTAAGGGTGGCCCCTCCTCGGCACCGGCCCCCACGCCGCGCGAGCTATGGGAGCGGCTGCGCGGGCTCAAAGTCTGGTGTGGGCTCGACCTAGCCAGCGTCGGCGATACCTCCAGCTTTTGCGCCATTGCTGAAGATCCGAAAGACCCGAAAAAACTCCTCGTCGCCTGGCACTACTGGCTACCCAGCGAGCAGATTGGCTCCCGCAGCGAGAAAGACGCCCAGCCCTACGACCTATGGGCAGCCGAAGGCTACTTAACCCTCACTGAAGGCTCCGTGACCGACGTGGCCCAAGTCGAGGCCGACATCGTCCATACCCTGCGCTCCTACGAGCTAAGCTGCGCTAAATTCGCCTACGACCCTGGGCACGAGCAAGGCGTGGCCCAGCGCCTCCAAGACACCCACAGCCTGCCCATGTTCCTATGCCCGCAAACCTACACTGCGCTCGGCCCCGCGACCGACGAGCTCGAACGCCTCGTAGTGGGCGAGCGGCTCGACCACGGCGGTAACCCTATGGCGGCGGCCCAAGCCAGTTGTGTCGTCGTGCGCACGGGCCCCTATGGCGGGCGTACTCCTGCCAAAGGCCGCTCTCGGGGCCGTATCGACGGCATCGCCGCCCTAGTCGATGCGCTCGCCGCGCGCGCGGCGGATCTTGATGACGCCGCTCGCCCCAAGGCCTTCGCCGTGTACTTTGATTAAGGGCAGGCGGTAGAGCATGCCCTGTGCGGCGGCTTCAGAGTCTACCAAGTTTGCATCTTAAAGAGTCGCCCGTGTGCTCCCTCATCATGCAAAGTAAGCACAACCTCTTCGGGGCTGAAAACAGGGGCTTGTGCTTTGCTTCGGGTGGGTAGGTCAGAATCTATCAGCGTGATAATTGGCTGTATCCCCATCTGTGCGGAGAGCGGAAAAGTCCTTTTGGCCCTCTGTGTGCTGCTTAAAGGCGATTTTGGTCGCCTCTTCCACGCTGCGGCGCAGCGTTATAAACGAGCCGCTACCTAACTCGATTTCTAGGAAAAAGATAAACTCCTTGAATAAATCATAATGCTTAAATAGGAAGAACTTAGCGTCCTTTCCGGAAAGAAAGGTGAAATCGAGGAGTCGTCCAAGCGTCGTTTTCCCTAGATTATGGGTGTCTTTATGGCGATTTTTAGGCAGGCGAATCTCCGCCATGATAACATTCACCTGTGGGGTGAATGTTATTGGCGTAAATAGCGCGGGCTTGTTGGAGTAGAGTTTAGAAAGCTTCATTTCACGCCTATATATTCGAAGGTATCATTTTTTTGTCGATACTCGACTAGTCCTAGTAAGTAAAGCAGGCTTAGTGCGGGTAAGAAAAGGACCTCTCCTCCTTCCACGTACTGCTTGGCGTAGTCTTTTGATACGCGCCAACTCCTTGCCGATTACTGTATTGAGGCTGCCTTCGTTGTAAAAATCGCTATCTGAAAAGCTTCGGTTGTAGCCATTGGTATGCTTGGCTTGGGCGATTGCGGGGCCAAAAAGCTGCTGGCATAACAGCACGACAAGCCTCTCTAACTGCTCTGCGCTTAGGTCTTCATACGCAAACTTCATGTGTCGACCACTATAAGGGCTCGGGTGAGAGTGGCTAGTTATTATTCTGTGAGGGCACTGCCCTGTTAGGGAGCCTCTTGGTGTCAAAGTGGGCCAAGTTTTGCGTAGCGGCTGCGCAAACTCGCCCGCGCCCTATCGGGCCACATGCCCGCGCAAAGTGCCCCCCGCCGCTCGCTCCTCTCCCGCCTCTTTGGTCGTAAACCGCCCGCGCCCGCCCAGGCTCGCAGCTTCGCTGCGGGCACTTTTACCGACCTACTCGAAGCGCGCCGCTCTGGTGGCGGCGCGGTGACGCAGCAGACTGCCCTAGGCCTACCCGCAGTCGCCTCCTGTGTGCGCCTGATTGGCGAGATGGTCGCGCGGCTGCCTGTGGGCCTATACCGCAAAAGCTCCCAAGGCCCTGTAGGCTGCCCCGCGCACCCCGCCCACCAAGTGGTTAATTACCCGGGCGAACTGCACCACGGCTTCGGCTTTCGCCGCCTGCTTATGGTTGGGGCCCTGCTCGGCGGTAATGGCTACGCGCGTGTGCACCGCAGTGCCCTAGGCGAGCCCGCCGAGCTAGAGTGGCTTAGCCCGCAGCGCGTGCAAGTCGAGCGGCTAAAAGGCCAACGCTACCTCACCTACCGCATTGAGGGCGAAAGCGGCCTGTTTACCGCGCGCGACATCCTGCACCTGCGCGCCCTATCGACCGACGGCGTGCGCGGGCACTCGCCCATCGCCCTGCTGCGCGAATCCATCGGCACCTCCCTGTCCTTGCGCACGCGTGCGAGTGGCTTACTCGACCGCTCCGCGCAGTTTAATGGCGTAGTTAAGCTGCCCCCCGAGGCGACCCCTGAGCAAGTGCAGCAAATGCGCGAGTTTTGGACTCGCCGCCACCAAGGCCCCGGCACCGAAGGCATCGTCCCCATCCTCCAAGGCGCAGAGTTTCAATCAATCGGCGGCATGAGTGCAGTCGATGCCGAGTTTTTGAAAAACCGCGTCTTTGAGCTCCAAGAAATCGCGCGCCTGTACGGGGTGCCCGCCTTCCTGATAGGCGACCCTGCGGCCACCACCTGGGGCAGCGGCATCGAGCAGCTCAATCTCGGCTTCATCCACTACTGCCTAGACCCCTGGCTTATCAACTTCGAGCACTCCCTAAACGCCACCCTGCTGACCCGCGCCGAAGCGGCTGGCGGCTACTTCTTTAGCTTCGATAGGGAAGAGCTCGGTACGCAGACCCTGCCCAGTCAATCCGCCTTCATCGCCTCCATGCGTAACAGCGGCGTCTTTAGTGCCAACGACGCGCGCGAGTGGCTCGGCTACCCCCGCGTGCCCGCGCCCGAGATGGACTACTACCAGACCGTGCCTGTAGGTGGCGGCCCCCTCGACCAAGCTGGCGAAGGCTTTTTGTCGCAAGGGGCCGTGGGCGGCGACGACGGCAGCGGCGGGGGCGTTTAGCGGGCTAAAGTGGGGCACTTTCTTAATCGAAAAGCGATACACGGGAGGCGCGTTTTTAGGGAAAACCTGAAAATAAAACCTGCCATGCCTGCCCCTGCCGATACCCGCCCCCTGCTCGCGCGCGAATACCGCTACTTGGCCCAAGCTCCCGAGCTGCGCGTGGCCGCCGAGGCCTCTGGGGATGCGCAGCCATCCGCTGAGACCGTGCGCGGCTACGCCGCCCTATTCGAGACTCGCAGCGAGAATATGGGCTGGGCGGACTTCGCCTTCTACGAGGTAATCGCGCGCGGGGCCTTCGATAGCGTCTCCTACGAAGGCGTCGTCGCCCTGTTTAACCACGACCCAAACCACCCGCTCGCCCGCTACGGCGCGGGCTTGTCCCTCGGGGTAGATAATCGCGGGCTGTGGTACGAGTTTGCTCTTCCTGACACCACCACGGCGAGCGATCTGCGCGCCCTATTAAAGGCGGGCATCATCTCTCAAAGCTCCTTTGCCTTCACCGTCGAGGATGACGGCCAAAGCTGGGAGGAGACTCGCAGCACTGACGGTAAGAGCGTCACTAGCACCCGCACCATTAAGAAAATCGGGGCCCTCTACGACGTCTCCCTAGTCACCCGCCCCGCCTACGCCGATACTAGCGTAGCCCTACGTGCCCTCCATGCACACCGCGCCGAGCACGGCCAGCAAAAGCTCCCCTTAAGTGCCCCCGTATCCGCGCGGGCACTTAGTGCCGAGGTCTACGCCCTTACCGGACTCGCACTGCCTGCATTGCCCCCGCGCGCCTGATTTTTCCCGCCTGCTTTTCTCTCCTGCTAACCCGAAAAAACCCTCCCTCATGAGTATAAATGTGAAGTCCAGTAGCCTCATCCGCGATTTAAGCGAACGCGCCGACTCCCTGCGCAAGGAAGTCCGCGAGCTCGATTCCTCGACCGCCGAAGGCCAAGAGAAAATCAAAGCCATATCCGACGAGCTCGCAAAAATCGGCGACCAAATCTTAGCCGAAAGCCGCCGCTTGGCCGCCCTGTCTACCGAACAGCCCGATACCCCAAGCGACGGCGAGGCGCGCGACCTCTCGCGCTTCGACTACGCGAAGGTCTTGCGCAGCCTAGTGCTTGGCGGCGGGCTCGATGGGTTGGAACGCGAGCTCGCGCAAGAAGGCGAGCGCGAGCTGCGCAGTGCGGGCCTGCCCACCGGCGGCGGCGTCATGCTCCCGCGCCTGCTTGTGCGAGCTCGCCCACGCAGGCGCATCGAGCCGCGCGCCCGAGTCGCGGGCGAGGCGGCCAAAGGCGGGGCGCTCGTGCGCGACGAGTGGGAGGTAGGGCTCTTGGACGACTTCTTCGATGCCAGTGTCCTTGTGCGCGCCGGGGCGACCGTCCTAGAAGGCCTTGAGGGCAACCTGCCCCTGCCCCGCATCCATAGCGATGTGGTGGCTATCGGCTGGGTTGGCGAGTCGGCAGCGGCTAAGAAACAAAGCCCCACCTTCGCCGCGCCCATCCTTAGCCCTAAACGCCAAGCCGCCTATATCGACATCTCCGAGCAACTGCTTATGCAGACCGGCGAGGTCGTCAAAGCGGCCCTGCGCAGTAACCTCACCGCCAAGCTCGGCAGCGAGGTTGAGCGCGCCTACTTCCACGGCACCGGCTCGGGCCAACCCACTGGCATCCTTGCCACCGCTGGCATAGGCAGTGTGGCCGCAGGCGTAGTCTCGCTAAAAATGCTCGTAGACTTGGAGAGTGCCGTAGACTCCGCCAACGCCCTCTCGGGCCGCCTCGGCTACTTTAGTAACGGCGCGGTGCGCGGCGCATTAAAGCAGACCCAAATCGCCGCCGGCACAGACAGCCGCCGCCTCCTAGAGGGCAACGCGGGCGAGGTAAACGGCTACAGTGCCCACTTTACCAACGCGATCTCGCGCAGCCTAGGCTCTGGGGCCGACAAATCCGCCCTACTCTTTGGTAACGCCGCCGACTACTTTATAGGCAACTGGGGCGGCCTACGCCTCGACCTAGAGCGCGGGCGCGAAAACGCCATTAACGGCCTGTACACCATCGTGGCCAACGTCTACTGCGACGGCGCGCTCGCCCGTCCCGAATCCTTTGCGGCCTGCACCGAAGTAAAGCCCGCATGATAGAAAGAAAAATCGGTCAGTCGTTGTTGTTGGGAAAATGAAAGAACACTCCCGCGAAGGCTCCCTGTTAATAGGCGGCCTTCGCGGGGCACGTAATATGTGGGCAGGAGTGTACCTGCCCATCTCACACCCGAAACCTGCTTAGCCTGCCGCCCCCTTGCGCCCTCCCCCTTATGAGTGCCGAAGAGAAAATCACCCTCATTGCCCTGCGCAATATCCTTGTAAGCGGCTGCCACGTCGCCGCCCTCACTGAATTTAAGGTCGAGCCACTCACTGCCCGGCAATTGATCGCGCGGCGCGTGGCCGCCGCGCCCAAGCCTAGAGGCCTTGCGCGCGCAAAAGTCGAGACGGCCGTAGCCGCGCCCCTCGTGGCCGAAATGGCGACGAGGGCGCAAGCCTCGTCGGCTAGGCCGAAAGCCCCGAAGCGCAGCGCGGCCCCGCGCCCCCACCTGTGATGCTTACCTCTATTCTCCGCAAAGGGGGCACTGTCTTAAGTGAGTGGGGCTTGACACTGACACTAGACGAGGTCGCCGCAGCGTTGCGCCTGTCCCCCGGCTCCTACTCAGAGCCCTACTTAAAAGCCTTAATTACCTCTGCCTGCCAAACCTTCGAGGCGCGCACTGGTTGGGCCCTAAATAGGGCCTGCTATGAGGCCATTTACGATTCTTGGCCCCAAGAACGCGTCCTTGCCCTGCCAAAGTATCCGGTCAGCGCGATCACAGGTGTGTCGTTTAAGCGGCCTGGCTTTGGGTACCATACTTGGGAGAGCCTGCCGAAAAAAGACGACCGGTCTAGCTGGGGTTGGGAGCCCATCTTTGCCACGCAAAGTAATGAGGGCTTCAGTGTCTCTGCCTGGCATGTGGACTTGCACCTGCCGCCCCTGCCCGAGCTGCCCGAGCTAATCAAAGGCCAAGTCTCAGCAGTAAAGGTGGAGTTCTGGACGTGGATGTATGGCAGCGTGCCTGCCTCCATAAAAACGGTACTCTACATGATAATTAGCGATCTGTACGACGGGCGCAGCGAGCCCAATGCCGCCGTCGAAAGCCTCCTTATGCAACACCGCCTCAGTGGCTTCGCCGCGTAAACGCCATGCCTGATTACTCGCCGCGCCTCTGGCTGCGCAGCTCGGACATGAGCGCATCGAAGCGCGAGTCCAGCTTCGCATCGAACCTATCCATGCGCTCTTCGAGCCTACCCATACGGGCAGTGTTTGCGTGTATATCGGCCTTTAGCTCTGCAACGGCAGTGTCGATGCGGCTATCCAGCTTGTCGATGCGGCTATCCAGCTTGTCGATGCGGCTATCCAGCGCATCCATACGCTTATCTAGGGCCATATCCAGCGCATCTATCCGCTTATCCATACGCGCCTCGCTCGCAGAGAGTATGGCAAAGCAGAACCCCGCCAGCGCGAGCGCGGCCCCAAATATCCAAAGCGTCATCCGGTTCTCTGAGGCCCGCACATCGGCGACTGTCGCGATAGACTGTGCGTGCATTTCGAGTACCGCTACCCGCTCCTCAAGCGGCACATGGCGAGGGGCCGCACGTGAGCTTCGGCGTGAGTGCGAGTGGGCAAGGGGGCTTGTCGGCAGAGTCGCGGCTTGGGGCATGGCACCCACACTCCACGCCGCGCCCTGCCTTCGCAACCCCTTTTCTCCCGCCTAATCCCCATGCCCACCGATGACACCGACACCCCACAACACCTCATTTTGCCCGCAGTGCGCCCAGCGAGGCGCACGCCAAATAAAAGGGTCTGTGACCCTGGGACATGGCATGTCCCACCCTCAGTCGACCAACTCCTTTTTGGGGACGAGCCGACAACGGCGGCTCGCCAACTTGGCAGCGGACACTGTCCGCGACCCTCGGTTTCGACTGCTCGTTCTGGCGTGTTTACTGATGAGTTCCGCCGTTTTGTGGCTTTGCACAGGCTGTGCGAGCGGGCTGGCCGGTGGACGTGGGAGCCGCGCCCCGACCGTCCTAGTCGCCCCCGAAAGCGAGGCGGCAAGGGCAAAAGAAAGTGCCCTCGCTGCGCACGTCGCGCAGGCGACCCTCGATAATTCCCAATCCCCCGAGTCACTGCCCAAGCAGGCCGTGGCCGCACACTTAACCCTTGCTTCCCATGCCCTACCAAGCCCCACGCCCGAGGATTTTACGAAAGCCGCCGCGCTCTCCGAAGCGGTCTATTCGGGCGATGCCGCCCGAGCGCAAGCCGCGAGCGTGGAAGCGCGTGCGCGTATCGCGAAGCTCACGGCAGAGCACGCCCGCGAGCGCGAAGCTCGCTCCCTTGAGCTGCAACGCACAATCAGCGACTTTAACGCCGAATTAAAGGCCGCCCAAGCCGAGGCTAACCGCCAAGCCCAACTGCGCCTCACCCAGCTCTTCGGCCTCCTAGGCGCAGTCGTCTCCGGTATCGGCCTAGTCAGTGCCGTGACCGGCTGGAGTAGGGTAGGGCTCTCGCTTGTTCCCGCCGGTGTGGCCCTCGGCGGCTCTGGGCTGCTGTGGGGCCGCCCTTGGTTCCTCTACTTAGTCGGCGGCTCGCTCGCCCTGTGCTGTGTGGCCGTGGGCATCCTCTGGGCGGTGCAAGTCTCACGCAGCCGAAAGGAGGCGCTATGACGCGCGCACTTTTACCCCCGCCAAGCAAAAGAACCGCGCTGCGCGCCTAAGTCCTCTAGCCACTATGAAACTCTACACTCAAATCGCCGACTACTTTAGGGCTCACCCCGCCGCTAGCGGCTTGCTTGGCGGGGGCACTACTCTTGCCGCCGTAAATTGGGAACGCCTCGCCGAGATCCAAGAGCGCGTTCGCGCCAGCCTCTCGACGCTGACACTTATCTTCACTTTCCTAGTGCTCTCCCCTCAAGTCTATGGGGTCTTTAAGCGTTGGTGGGTTAATCTGTGCAAGTGGTGGCGCGGGGAGCCCAAGCAGCGGGCTAAGGCTTCCGTGCGCCGCCCGCGCGCAGTGAAAAAGAAAGGCCGCCTCAAACGATGACTATTACTATTCCTTCTCCTGCCTTCTTTGACTTGATTAGCTTTTTTCTCGGCGCGGCCTCGCTCTTCGGTGCCATATATGGAGCCCATGCCTTTCGCGACTGGCGGCGCGAGGTAAAATGGCGCAAGCAGGAAAAGGCGCGGAAACCGCCGAAACTGGAGCCCGAGCAGCCATGACCTACGCAGCCTTTAACTCACGCGGGCGGTTCTTGCTGCCCTTGGGCCGCCCCGCCTTCTGCGCGTTGCGGCGGATTGCCGCCAGCTTGGCAGGGCTGCGCGAGCGACCCCCGATGCGCCCCAGCGCGGCGGCGGCCAAAGAAACGCCCTTCACCGGCGGCGGGATCGGGTCGCCATCCTCTAGTGCTCCTCTGATGTTAAGCTCCAAGACCTCGCGGCACATTGCGGCCGCCGCAGCCGGGGTCTGCCCATCGCCCTTTATCGCCTCCCAGCCGATCACCTCGGCCAAAAAGGCACCGCCCGAGTTGAGTGCCTCGGGATCGTAGTAGGTGCGATATTCGTAGTCGTTTAAGTTAATAGCCATGATTGATAAGCTCCTTTTTGAATTGGCGGACTTGATAGGGCTTCGCCTTTCCGTTTTCAGACTGAATGTTCATATTCTCCCAGCCCTCCTGAGTATAACGCTCGTGGCTGCCTTCTTGAGATTTGAATTTGTAGCCCACCCCTTTAATCGCGCCTCGCAGGTCGGCAACGTCGAGATTGTCGTAGCGGGTTGTTGTGAGGATTTTCGCGATCGTCTTTTTCCAGCGGGCCATGTGTTGGGAGGAAATCAAACCGCTTTCATTTAGCAATCCCTAATCTCCCTTTTTTTTTATAAAAACGCCCTGCCATGCCGACTAAGCCGCCGCCGATTATCCCCGACACTGTTGCCAAGTATCACCCCCCGCTTGAGCCCGCACAGGTGACACGCGGGCCCACCGGCAGCCCCGTGCGCAAGTTTGGCGCGCCTGTGCAAATCTGGGTCGCTGAGCTTACCGGCTTCACGGCGATGAGTGAGGCGACGAGCGGCGGCGCACACCGCGCCCAGTTTGTCACCCGCTTTATCACGCGCTGGCGGCCCGACTTTTTGCCCAATGGTCGGCTCGTAGTCGCGGGCAGAAACTACGAGCTCACCGGCATCACTCCCGCGCCAAACACCGCGCGCAGAACCTACCTGCATCTGCATGCACTCGCCACACGATGAAGCGTTGAACTGTGCGGCATTTGCCACTGCATCCTAATCATGCTTTCCCAGGCCGACCAACTCTTGCGTGAGTTCCTAGATGGGCCGCCCGTGTGTGCCTTGGTCGGCACCGAGTTTACCAAGCAGGCCGCTGTCCAAGCCCCGCTTTATCAGCGCGTCGCGCAGTGGTATCAGAAAAACGGATGCGCTACGGTTGATACGCCTAATATCGGCCCTGTCTTGCTAGATGAGCGCGCGGTCACGCGCAGCATTCATCATGGGTTAACACACATCAAAGGCGTCGGGTTTGCCGCCGTGCCAGCGGTTCTTTATTACGGGCGCATTATCCATGAAGAGCCCTTACTCGGAAGCGATGAGGGGCGCGTCTATTATGTCGCCGCACCGATCATAATCGCTGCCGAAGGCTATCTCGTCGTGGTCATGGTCAAGAAAGACCAAATTGCGAAAGGCCGCTACGGTGCCCGCATGTATCTACACAGCGTCATCAGCAAACAGAAACTCCGGCAATCTGCTTACCCAAGCGGCGTCGGCATCGCCCCAGAGGGCAAAACCCACGACACGCATTCAGCAGAAGCCGGAGCTGTCTGGAAACTGCTCATGCGCATTTACAAAGTCAAGTCCACTCGCCCATGAACGCTAAAACACGCCTCGCCCTGATTACTCGCTTGCAGCAGCACCCGCTTTTCGCGCCCACGGCCCCCGTGCGCGTCTCCTTGTGGTTTGGTCACGCGCCCGACGAGGCCGCACCGCCCGTGGTGCTGCTCACCCTTGATAACGACAAGCGGCTCCTTAGCCACTCCGGCTCGCTCGGCTTGGCCGAAGCCGCCCTCTCCGTGGACGTGTGGGCCGAGGGCGAAGAGACCGCGCTTGCGCTGCTTGCGGCGGCCAAGGAGCAACTGCATGGCTTTGCGGGCACGGTCACGGTGGACGATGGTAATGGCGGCACCGATACAGCCGAGATTACCCACTGCCTCCATGAGGCGAGCAGCGAGGACTACGACGCGGCCAGTAACCTCGCCCACGCGCGCGCGGATTTTGGTCTTGGCTACAAGTGCTAAGCGGCGACTAGCTCACGGACTTTGCGCGGGCGACCGGCTTTTTGCGCGTTCTTCTTGCACGCGGCCAGCTTGGCGGCACTGCGCGAGCGACCGCCGAGGCGGCCAAGGGCTGCCGCCGCAAGTGAGACGCCCTTCACGGGCGGCGGGATGGGCTCTCCATCCTCTAGTGCTCCTCTGATGTTAAGCTCCAAGACCTCGCGGCACATCGCGGCGGCTTGGGCACGGGGCAAAGCGTGAGCTCGGAGGCGGCGCGGGGGGGGGTAAAGTGGGTTAAGTTCGGTACTGAAAAAGGGCCGCCCTCTGTCGTGGGGTTGGCGGTATGGCTTACGGACACACTTACGGGCTTAAGCTCGAAATCTACGACACGGCGGCCACGCCGCCTGCTTACATCGTGGTCGGCGGCGTGCAGTCGATTACCCCGCCTGCGGTCTCTGCGGGCGACCCTATCGAGGTCACTAATCACACCTCTCCTGGGGGCTTTCGCGAGCACATCCATAGCCCCCTCTACGAGCTCACCGAGGTCACGGGTAATATGTACACCGACATTGCGGACGCGGGGCAAAACCTCTTGCGCGCAAGCGTGGGCTCTACGCAACGCTTCAAGGTCACACTGCCTAGTCGCCCGGGCCAAGATGTCGAGTTTAACGCAGTGGTCTCCACGATCACTAATGGCACCTTCGAGATGGAGAGTGTCGATAACCAAGACTTCACCCTCAAGCCCACCGGCCAACCCATTTGAGCGGACAGTGTCCGCTGCCATTCTTGGCGTGCGCCTCGCTGGGCGCACGCCTTGTGCGGCGCGGGCGAGGGCCCCATCCCAATATCCCCATGAGCACTGCAAGTCCGACTCTCACTCTCAATGGCGTAAGCTATCCCTTGCGCTGGGATTATGCGGCGATTTTTCGGCTTATCGAAGCGGGCAGGGAAGCCGCCGTTGAGCAGCTGCAAGAGCCCAAGAAGGCGTTTAAGGCCGCAATCGAGCTGCTGTGGGCGATGCTCGATAGCGAGGATGCGGCCTTGGCCCTGCCCGCTGACACGCCCCGAGCCCTAGCGCGCGCGCTCAGTGTCGAGGGCTTAAGTACTGCGCAGATAATCGCGCTTTTGGCCGCCGCCTTGGCCGAAGCCGAAGCCCCCGCCGACGCAAAAAAAAACGCCGCTACGAGCACCTCGCTTTCGCCCGTATCGAGCTCGGGCTAAGCCTCTCACAAAAGGAGCTGCTCGCTATGCCGCCTACCGAGTGGCAAGCCCACCTCCAAGCCTATCAGCAAAAGCAGGCAAGGGCAAGGGCATGGGAGGCGCGGCTGCACGGGCTGCGCCACAAAAGCGGGCGCGCCCTCACCGCTGAGGACTTCCTGCCAGATGCCTCTAAAAGCGAGCGCGAGCGCACGCCTGAGGCGGTCTTCGCCGCCTTCGCCACCGCCTTTGCCCCCATCCAGAAAAATGCACCCGCCCGCCCCGCTGTCCCCCCCCCCTCTTCGCCATGAATACTAAGCTCACCCTAGTCTCAACAAGAGATAACTCGGTGGACAGTGTCGCTTGGCGGCTCGGCCGACTCGAAGAGGCCCTGCGCGGCCCTGCCATGCAAAAGGCACTCAACGCGGGCGGCGCGGTGCTGATGAAGGCCGTGCGCAAAAACACCCGCAAGGTTAAGGATACGGGGCTGCTCCAACAGAAGGTCAAAATCGTGCGCCGTAAGCGCGTTAAGGCACTCGGCGAGGGCTGGGTGGGTATCGGCGTAGAAGACGACAAGTTTGCGGTCATCCGCGCAGACCGGCGCGGAGCAGGCACCGCGCGCCTGGTCGAGGCTCAACCGGCTCTTTATGCCAATATGGTCGAGTACGGCGGCCACTTCGGCAATAGAACGAAAAGTGGCAAGTACACGCCGCCCAGGCCCCTATTTAAGGCCGCGCTGGCGAGCGCAGCCCCCGAAGTGCAAAAGGCAGTCTTGGGCTCGCTCGATAAGCAGATAATCGCCGCGCTAAAAAAAGGCCGCGCCCGCTAAATCGCCCCTAAGAGGATAAAAACTAGCAGTGCTATCCCTAGGGTTCCCGCTGCGAAATAGAGCATGAAAAATGGTATGAGAAGTATCCATGCGAGCCAGTGGGCACGCGGCCCCGTTTCGGTGCGGGGCGGGGGGGCTTTTACCGCGCCGCCGAGCGGCGCGCGCGGTGCAGGCACATCGGCCCAGTCCTCATAATTATCAATATACTCTAAGCCCATAACTGGGGCCACTAAACGTCCCTTTCCTTAAATGGCCAATAAATTAAAAATATCGGTGGCACTCAATGCCCTAGCGGACACGCGCGGCTTTAAAGCATTTAATAACGAAATGCGCCAAATCCAGCGCGCTATGAATCGGCTGCAACCCACGCTTAAGGTGGTGACTAGTGCGCTAAAGTCGATGGGCCTGGCCGCTGGGGTAGCAGGCACTGCGCTAAGGTCGATAGGCGGCGCGGTCATCGCCCATGCCGCACAGGTCGATAAGCTTAGTAAGGCCTTGGGGATTAGCACGCAGGCTATCCAAGTACTCGGCGATTTGGCCGCCCAGACGGGAGCTAAGACTGAGGATATGGCTGCTGCGCTAAAAAAGCTCCAAAAATCAGTCGAGCAGGCAGCCGGCGGCAATAAGCAGCTCCAAGAGCGATTTAGTGCCCTAGGCATAGACTTTGATAAGTTCCGCGCCATGAAGCCCGAGCGGCAAATGGAGCGGCTGGCAATCGCCGTGCGCGGCGCAGTAGACCAACAGCAAGCGCAATCCGACCTTATGGCCTTGGTCGGCGAGCAAGTCGCCGGTACGCTCACCGGCGCACTCGATAAGTTAGCCACACAGGGCTTTGATGCAGTGGCTAAGAGTGCGCACGAGGCGGGCGTGGTGATGGATAAGTTCTCGGTTGAGCAACTCGCCCAAGCCGAGCGCGACATTGCGCGCTTCACTACTAAGCTAAAGGTCGCCTTCGCTGACGTAGTCACTGCGCCGCAAAACATCGCCACCCTTCTCTATGGCGATCATACGAAGTGGGAGGCCCTCGATGCGGCCAGCGCCAAGTATGGGCGGCTTAGTCGGAATGCCTCGGCGGCGGCGCGAGAAGTCTCCGAGTTGATGCTTAAACAGGGGCAAGTCCCTATCGCAGCCCAAGTCGCCAAGCAGGCCCAAGCTTATGCGGCAGCCGCGCAGCTTGCCCTTGATGAGTGGGCGCGCCTAGATAAGAGCGTAAACACGACCCAAGCCGACATCGTCGAGTTTCGCCAGCGAAACGCTGAGCTGCTCGCCGGGGGCATCCAAGGCACTCTCCAAGAACTCGCCGAGATTGAAAAGCTACTCGGCAAAATCAATGATGCGCGCACGGCGGTTGCGGCCCATGAAGCCACCTTGGCCGCCGCCGCCGAAGAGCGCGCGCGGGTAACTGGCCGTGGACTCGGTGCGCCTGCCAGCTCGAAAAGTGTCCTCGCCGAGTGGGCACACAAAGACCGTGAAGCACTCAATGCGCTCGGCACCTCGATTACTGCGGGGCTTGCCAAGATGGACGACGAGGTCGCCGCCGCTAAGGACAGGCTCCTAGAGCAAGTCGGCTCTATCGAGTTCGCGCAGCTCACTGAGGGCGAGCAACTGCTTAGCCAGACCGAGCAGGTGAAGACCCAGCTTGAGCAATTCTACCAAGCCGGTGTGCTCGGCGCGGGCGAGTACGCGCGCGCCCAAGACGCGCTCGCGGCGCAAATGCAGCGCGTGGATAAGCTACTAAGAGACGAGCAAAACGAGCTCGCCTTCGAGTCGCTTAATGTGGGGCTTCAAGAACTGGTAAGGCAGTTCGAGCACCTTGATGGGGTGATTGAGGGGCAGCTCTCTGGCACGATTAAGGACTTTGTCGAGACCGGCACTGCCGACATGAAAAAGCTCGGCCAGTCGATTATCAACGAGGTCATCCAGTCGATGATTAAGGCCCTGGTCTTAAAGCCCCTGCTCACGGGGCTTGGCGGCCTGTTTGGCGGTAATGCCAGCGGCTTCTTTAGCGGCCTGGGCGGGGCGACGGGGCTACCCAGCCTGCCGGGGCGCGCCAGTGGCGGGCCGGTCACGGGCGCGCGGGCGTATATCGTCGGCGAGAAGGGGCCCGAGCTATTTATCCCGCCTGTTAGCGGCCAAGTTATCGATGCCAATAAGACTGCGGTCGCGCTGGCAGCCGATACCGCGCCCGGTGGCGATAGGGGCGCGCAAAACATCTACCAGATCGATGCGCGCGGGGCCGATGCGGGAGCCGTGCAACGGCTCGAATACGCCCTCATGCGCTTGGCTGGGCCGGGCGTCGTGGAGCGGCGCGCCCGCGCTAGCGAAGCCGACCGCACACGCAGGGGCTAGGGCGGCCCATCGAGGCGCGCGGGGCTGTGGGGGGGGGGGGCTAAAGTGGGGCAATGTTGCGCCTCGCCCGAGCGCGCGCTGCGCGGCCACGCTGCACGCCCGATGGCTAACCCTGTTCACCTCCCCGATACGCTGCCGATATCGGCGATTGAGCTGCGGCCCAATACGGTCGTGGGCGTGTCGCGCTCGCCGTTTACGGGGCACTCCCAGATCTATCGCTGGCCGGGCCAGTGGTGGGAGGCGAGCGTCACGCTACCGCCCATGCACTGGGAGGTAGCCAAGAAGTGGGCGGCCTTCCTCACCTCTCTCAACGGGCCAGAAGTGGCCTTTGTCCTGCCGCTGCACCGCTCGCTGCGCAATACCGGCATCACTGGTGATGCCGTCCACGGCTGGCAGGGCTCAGCAGGCGCGATGAGTGGCAGCGAGTGGCTGCCAGTCGATACTTGGGGCAGCACGGCCGTAGGTGCCCCACATATCGGCGACTACCTGTATTTCGGCATACCTGAGGGCGATGCCCTGCACCAAGTCACTGGCGGGATAGTGACCGATGGGGCGGGAAATGTCACCGGCATGAACGTATGGCCGAGGCTGCGCGGAAACAAAGTCGGCCACTCCCTCGCCTTCCTCGCCCAAGGAGCCTTTCGGCTAAAGCAGGCCCCCGCCTTCTCGCTAGATGCGGGGCGCATCGTGGAGGGGCTGACCCTCGAACTGATCGAGGCCGCCGGAATGTAAGCGAACACGGCAGCACCCTCCTATAGGGCCTGCGCATCTTGCAGGGTGTAGCGCGGCTTTGCCGTGCCGACCTGCACACTGCTAAGCAGCACGCGAGCGGGCTTTGCGGCCCACAGTTCCAGAAACTCGAACGGCTTAGTAATCTCTTGGCCTAGCTTGCCTCGGATGCACTCGCCTGCCTGTCCATCAGGCTTAAACTCAAAGGTGCGCGCCTGTGCATGGATCCCCCAGAAAGTGCCCGTAAGTTCGCTTTCTTGCTCGTGCACGTTGCCCTGCTTTAGCCGCTCGGCGGATTTACTAAGCTGCTCTAAACTCTCGTATTGGAACGAGCCTGCGCCCTCGCATTTAATACTCACCCAAGCTCCCTCTTTTCTTAAAAAGGCGAGAAACTCGTGCACCTCTTTGACCGCCCGCGCGGGCACGCCATTGAGCACCTCCGCGAGCCGATCATCATCGCCCCAAGCACTGGCGTGCATAATGTCGGTTAGTTTCTCCATTACGGCAAGGGGCGTAAGAGGCCCACCCTCTAAAAGCTCGGGCTGCTTAGGCTCTTCGGGTAGCTCGAATACAAAACCAAAGGAGCCAATCGCAGTGTCGGTAATTAGGAGGCGATTGTTGGCAGAGTCGGGCACGCGACCAAAGTCAGCCAAGTTTGGGGCCGCTAGCATCGAATAGGTCGCGTTGATTTGTGTAGAGGCTTGGCCCGCAAAACGTGCTGAAATCGCGTCAGTGCCGCGCACAGGATCTCCCCGAAAGGTCATCACCGCCTGCTTGCGGCGAGGCTCTTTAGGAAGGGTTAATAGCTCGGCCTTTGCCTCTTCTAGTCGCGCCTCTAGGCTCATCCGCTCAAGCCAGTGCTGCGGCGGAAAATCCGCTAAAATATGCGTTAACTCGCCAATCTCGGAGGCTAGAAAATCTCGTTTTGTGGGGCTCATAGCTGGGCCTTTCGTTGCTCTAACAGTTGGTGCGCAAGGGTATCGTCTTGCGGGCAAAGTGCGCACTGCACGAAGCCTTTCCAGTGCTTACTTTCTCTGTGTGAAAAAAGCCATACCAGTAGGCAATATAGCGAATAGTTTGAGCATCCAGCGGCTTGCCTAGCTCGAAGAAGTAGGCGTCCAGTAAGTAGTGGGTCTTTAGGTAAGCGCGGTCAAACAAAGTGCCAATGCCCGATGCGTTTGGCCCTGCTTGTTCTATTGCAGGGGACAGGTGCACAAAAATGACTGTATCAATATCGCGCGGGGCTCGCTTTTGGCGCAGCTCTACGTCTTCGACAAAGCTGCCATCTAACCATTGAAACCCCGAGGTGATTCCCGCTTGATAGAGGGCGGCCCTGTAGCGCAGCAGCCCATCCAAAAGAGTGACCCTATCGGCTGTTATGGCAAAACGGTTAACCACCTCACTCATGACCGCCACGTATGGCGACCGTGTAGCAGCAGTATCCGGCCCTTCTTCAGGAATCGGAGGTAACGCACCGAGAGCATTCCACTCGGGAATCCCTGTAGGATGGGGGCTCATGAGGCGGCGTTTACACCCTCGCGCCCGCGAAAAGGCAAGTGCTGCCTAGTGCTGCCGGTTTTGGCACGTGGCGGCAGGGCCAAGGCGGTGCCGCGCCGATCGGGCGGGCTAAAGTGGGCTAACTTTAGCTTATTGGGGGCAGGGATGCCTGTGGTCAAAATGGCGGCGTGATGTTTACCCGAGCGATACCGCTACTTGCGTAGTGGCTTTAGCGATCCGCCGCAAAGCACTAGAAAGCTAGGGGTGCCTTGGCCGCGATTTATCCCACCACCACCACCACACACGACCCACCAGAGCCCCCGACCCCGATAAGCCATTAATCATGCGAGAGCTGCCCAGTAACTATGCCCAACAATTAGACCAGCGCGTCCTAGCCCCGGCCTTCTTCGTGCACCTAGAGTGGGCGAGCGGCCCCGTGTATTGCTGGGGAGGATACGGAAACATCACTTGGGGCGGCCATACCTGGCAAGGCACAGGCGAGCTAGGCACTATCTCGCAAATCGGCGAGTCGAGCGACACCCGCGCAAACGGCGTGCAACTGACCCTCTCGGGCATCCCTAGCGAGATGGTCGCCGCCGCCTTCTTGGGTAAATCCCAAGGAGCCCCCGCGCAAATCTACCTCGGCCTCTTCGACGAGCAAATGCAGCTCGTGAGTGCTCCCCTGTGCCTGTTCGACGGCGTGATAGATAGTAGTGGCTTTGAGGATACAGGCGAGACCTCGACGATCACCGTAAACTTAGAAAAAGAGCTCATCGACCGGCGCGACGACCCACGCCGCTTCACCCACGAAGACCAGCAGCTCGACGCGCCGGGGGACAGGTTCTTCGAGCAAGTCGCCTGGCTCTCCCAAAACCAAATCACCTTCGGCCCACGCAAAGCAGGCTTCGCCGTCCCCCCAAACCGCTTCGCCAATGGAAACTAATCCCCACGCGCCCGCTGCCCCTAGTGTAGAGCCCGCGCCCGCCGCGCCCGAATTGGCCGCCGCAGCAGCAGCCCCCGCCGCACGCAGCGATAATACCCCCACCCTGCAAGTGCGCAGACCCCATGACTGGCCCGAGCGACTGCGCACATTTCTAGAGGCCCGCGAAACCGCCCCCTTCGACTGGGCTACGCATAACTGCTGCCTGTTCGCCGCCGACTGGGTGCGCGAACTCACCGGCATTGACCCCGCCGCCAAGTATCGCGACCAAGTCAAAACCGAGGAAGACGCCAAAGCCCTCCTCGCCAAAAAAGGCGGCGTGCTCGGCCTTATCAAACGCACGGCTAAGGCCCACGGCTGGGAGGAGGTGCCCCGCCACTACGCCCAGCGCGGCGACCTTATCTTATTTGACGGGCCACTCGGCAAAACCCTCGGCATCTGCACCGGCCCCAGCTTCGCCGCCGCCGCGCCCGATAGCCTCACCCACATCGACATGAAGCACGCGCTGCGTGCGTGGAGAATTGCTTAACCTGCCATGCCCCAAGCCCTCCCCGCCGCCGCCGCATGGATCATGGGCTCGACCGCCGGAGCTGTCGTCGCCCGCATCGCCATCACCGTCGCCGTAGGCCTGCTACAGGCCAACGCCCAAAAGCGCAAAATGAAACGTGCGCTCGCCAACATGGGGCTCGACAGCGGCAGAAGCCAGATGATCCGCGACCCCCTCGCCCCACGCCGCATCATCTACGGCGAGGTACTCGCCGGCGGCGTAGTCACCTTCTACTACCAAAAACCCGGAAGCGAAGGCTACCACTACATGGTCGTCACGCTGGCCTCCCACCCAGTCGAAGCCATTACCCAAATCCGCTTCAACAACCTACCCTTCCAAAACGCCGACGGCTCCGACGTCACCTCCTCCGTCGTGCGCATCCGCAAATTCCTAGGCAACCCCGAAGGCGAGCGCGACCTCGAATGGGAAAACGAAATCCCCAACTACTGGGGCCCCCAACACCTCGGCAAATCAATCGCCCGGCTCCACATCCGCCTAAAATGGGACGAAAACACATGGCCCAACGGCCTGCCCGAAGTCTCCGCAGTGGTAAAAGGCGCAAAAGTCTACGACCCGCGCGACCCCGCCCAGTCCCCCACCAACCCCGCCTCGTGGAAGTGGAACAATAACGCCGCCCTAGTCGCCGCCCACTTCCTGCACACCCGCAAAAACGTACCCTACCGCCGCATCGTAGAAGCCCCCCTCATCGCAGCGGCCAACCTGTGCAGCGAGCAAGTGCCCCTCAAAACCGGCGGCACCGAACCGCGCTACCGCGCCAACGGCCTGTACACCTACGACCAAAACCCCCTCGATGTACTCAGCGAACTCGAAGACACAATGGCAGGCTCGATAATCGACGCAGCGGGCCACTGGACGATCCACGCCGGCGCATGGCGCGCGCCCATCATCGAACTCACCGACGCCGACCTCGTAAGCGAATTTCGCTGCACCCCCCGCGCCTCCCGTGCGGACACCTACAACGGCGTGCGCGGCACCTTCTTTAACCCTAAAAACGAATGGGCCGCCAGCGATTTCCCCGCCGTAAAAAACGACACCTACATGCACTGGGACGGCGGCACCCGCCTCTGGAAAGACACCGCCTACCCCTACATCACCAGCTCCGCCCAAGCCCAGCGCGTCGCCAAAATCGACCTCGAACGCGCCCGCCAACAACTCGCCATCGAAGCCGACTTTAACGCCCGCGCCCTGCGCGCCCAACCCGGCGACATCATCCAACTCACCCGCCCACGCCTCGGCTGGGACAAGAAACCCTTCGAAATCCGCACTTGGGAGCTAAAAGTCGCGCCCAGCGAAAACGCAGCGGCAGGCGACTCCGGCATGGCCCTGACCGTAGGCATCACCGCTGTCGAAACCGCCCCCCAAGTCTACGACTGGAACGACGGCGACGAAACCACCCTAGACCTCGCCCCAAACACCGGCCTCATCCCCCAAAACTACGTCGCCCCACCCGCAAACTTCAAACTCTCCCATCCCGCCGATGCAGAAGTAACCGAGCTGCCCCGCATCAAAGCCACCTGGAACCAGTCAGCCGACCCCCTCGTTGTAAACGGCGGCAAGACCGAACTGCAATTCCGCCAAGACAGCGAAAGCACCTGGACACACTGGAGCCGCATCAACGGCTCCCACACCCACGACTTTGTAAACGACCTACTCCCCTACAAAAAAGTCCACATCCGCGCCCGCCACGAAAACATAAACAGCGTAAAAAGCGACTGGGCAAGCGCAAGCATCACCCCCGAATCAGTAGACCCCTACCTCGAACTCTCGCACTACGCCATAGGCCGACGCAGCCAAGGCGGCTTCTACTCCGAGCACCTGATCATCAAGAGTAAGACCAAGTCCGGCGCACCCTACCCGGGGCGCTATTGGGTGCGCCTACACGTGGCCACCAACCCCGATGTCTACCACATCCACTTCTTCTCCCCACATAACCAAACCCAGCACCACTTCGCGCTAAATAATAACTGGGGCACTGTCCTGCACATCGAAGTCTCGCTCTATAAATCGGACACCCCAAACGAGCAAGGCCACACCGCCATCGAGACCAAGCTAGTGCCCGTCATCAAAGACGGCCAAGACGGCCTCCCCGGCCCCCCCGGTGTCCCCGGCGGCGGTGGCTCCGGGCAGCAATACTCATTAATGCTGTTTCGGAGCCTGTGGATCGTCGCCAACGGGCATAACACTATCGACGCCATCCTAGGCGGCGGCAGTAAGCCCGCCGGGCAAAACGCGCCCCTCACAGCTCCCTCTAGCGTCTTTTACGCAGGCTTTACCTATAACTTTTACAAATGGGCCGCAAGCGAGCCCGCAGGCTCCTGGATCGCCAACCCTAACAGCCCCAACACCACTATCGCCATGCACGGTAACGCCACCGTCTACGCCAACTACCACTCCTACCAAGCCCTCCCCCCCGGGTGGTGATGCCCCTCAAGGGCCACGCCCCAAAGGCGTAACCCTCCCCCCCCCGCGCCCCCAAAGCCGATTCCTCCCCCTAAAGGCCCCTAACTGACCCGCAACATGGCCCTGTGTAGCTTTAACCCCACTACTCTCGAAAACCGCCCCGCCACCGCCGAGGAGATAGCTGCCCTCTACGCCCCGCCACCGCCGACTTCACTCGAAGAGCCCGAGGCCGCTTCGCCCGCTCGCAAGCACGGAAGCACGAGCATCGTACTCGACTGGGAAACGCACCTCTACGACTTCACAAGCGGCCAAGTCCTCCCCATCCACGTTCCCCTCTCCCAGCAGCTAGAAGAATTTAAGCAACACCTCCTCGGCGAAGTGGCGACCCTGCGCGCCCGCATTGATACGCTCGCTGCGCAACCGCAACAGCTTGAAAAGCAGGAGTCACACTTAGATACATCGCCAAGCCCCTAGCATCGCAGTGTCAATCCCCCGGGAGGGCCAAACTCCCCGCCCTCCCCTTCCTGACCGAATAGCTTTCTAAGTAGATAGGAAACGTAAGCTGTTTCCCTTCCCCTTGCCCCTCAGGACGCAGCCCCATCCACTCCTCTAATTCCCTAGGCGAACGCAAATTGTGATAACGCGAGAAAATCACCTCCTCGCTCGTGCCGCATTCTCTCGCCACCGCCGCATCATTTTTACGCAACTGCACCAAATGCGAAATACACGTATGCCGACAGATATCCGGCTGCCAACGTAAGCCCCTCGCAGCGGCACAAATCTCGCGCCTCGCGCGCGGCGTTAACGGCTCGCATTGCTGCGGCCACCCCACCGCCCCCAACCACCCGAGCGCGACCGGCAACACCTCCACATTCCTATCTGCTCGCCCCCTCATTTTGCCTCCCTCAATCCGCGCGAAACCGCTCAAGACACCTGCCTGTTCGTTTCGCTCATAACGAATCTGCACGCCCCCGACCTCACTGGGCCTAACCGCACCGATAAAATTCATCGCAACGACTGCCCCCAAAAACCGCCCCCCCTCGTAACGCCGCGCGGCCTCCAGAAGCCGCGCCAATTCGTCCACACGCCACACACTAGGCCGCGCCCTATCCTTGGCCGCATCGGGTCGGCGCACGCCGCAGACCGGATTAAACGCCAACCACTGCCGCTCGACCGCCCAACTACAAAACGCACTCGCGGCCAACAAATCGTTAATCCGCGTTTGCCTTGAGACCGGCCCTTGGCCCCGCGCGCCAAACCGCCCCCCTCGATCGCGCAACTTGAGCACTGCGGCCCGATCGACCTCGCCCATCTGCTGCAATCCCGCGACGCGCGCCCACAGCCCCAGCCTCGCGCGCAGATTGGCTACCGTGCGCGGCCTCGCCTCTACGACTCGCTGCATATACTCCAAGAACTCTGCGACCGCCTCGCTAAACTGGACTGAGTAGCCCAGTGCGTCGTCAGGTTGCGCGCCCCCCTGTGCCTGCTGCGCGCCCGCGCCGCCCCCCTGCGCGACCCTGAGCCTAGCCAACTGCTCCAAAGAGACCTCATGAAGCCCCGCTGCATCAAGCATCCGCCTTGCCGCCGCCGCATCGCGTCGCGACTCGAGTTCTCGCGCCACCGTGCGCGCGCCATCGAGGAGCAAGCGCGCCTGCAATTCGACTCGATACGCCACCGCCTGCTCGCGTTGGTCGCTACGAAACCACTTGACGCGTCGCTTGACGCGCCCCGAGCGCAACCGACAAGACGGGTCGGGCCACATGACCATAATTTTACGCCCTTTGGTCGTATAAAGCTTTACATCGGCCCTCAT